TAAATTCACTCAAATCTATGAGGCTATCCAGCTAATGGAAATCGACCACAAGAACATCTGGAACATCGAGACGACCTTATGCGCTTACAAGAAATATCGACTCGGCAAGAGGTATGTAGGGTACTACATCGAGCGCTCTGGTAAGGAACTTTCCAAACTGACTTCAGCCATTACCTCTGGAGTTGACTGGACTCCCTTATGGCAATTCCGAGAGGAAACTTATAATCACAAATTCTTATCTGAGAAAAAACAATCAAATGGAAAACGGAACTAACAATAACTTTCTGGTAATCGGATGCGCTGGGGTGGGGAAGACATGGCTCATGAAGTCCATCATCAGCACCTTTGGATGCACCAACAAACGGAAGTACGGCAAGTTCTATTGGCACTGCTCTGAATCTGTTATTGTAGTGGGGAAATACGATGGCTCAACTTTCGAAGGCTCTGACCGACTTTCAATGAGTGTCATCACTGATCTCGATGGATTCTTAGAACTCAACCAAGGTAAAGTAATAATCATGGAGGGAGATAGGTTTACAAATAGGAGGGCATTAGAGAGCGCTGAGCCGACTATCATCAAGATAATGGGTGATGGGTTAGCTGGAAGAGTGAAGAGAGGCTCTAATCAATCTGAGCGCCAATTAAAATCAATCACCACTCGAGTGGGTAATATCCCAATGAAGGAAGGCGACTTTACAGTCACTGACTCAGCCAAGGCGATGGAGGTATTAAGCAAACTCATAAGGGAACGGATATGAAGTACTTTGTATTATTCCTTTCGGCTCTGGTCATTGAGATTTGTAGCACGTTTTATATTACTTTTGTAACAGAACGGAATCTGGCTGGCATGATATTCTTTGCTGGCATTTCTCCATTTCTGGGACTCCCCTTCATCAAATACATAGTGGAGGCAACTGACTGGACTGAGCGTATACAGATGGCTTTCGCTCTGTCAATTGGATATATTACTGGTACACTGGTAGTTATCTACTTTATTAACGCATAAAATGAACTGAATATGGAACGCAAAGAGACAAAAGGGGACACACTAAAAAAAGAGGCGCTGGCTACTGAAGTGAAAAAAAAGGCGATGATCTCGGCGCTGACTTCATCGCTGGGGATAATCTCGCAAGCCATCAAGAAAGTTGGTATCTCCAGAAGCACGCATTACAAGTGGCTGGCAAAGGACATCGAATATAAAAATGAGGTCGAGGACATCGAGAATATCGCAATCGATTTCGTGGAATCCAAACTGCATGAATTGATCTACGAGGGTAATGTGGCATGTGTTATCTTCTACCTCAAATGCAAGGCAAAAAGTAGGGGCTATGTTGAGCGCTCTGAGGTTGAAATCAAGCACACGAATCCAGACTTATCTGGCATGTCAACGGCTGAATTGATGGACTTACTTAACGACTAATCATGGACGTAGAGGCTCGCAAATCGTATGTAAAAAATATGTTCAGACAAGAACTGGCTCGGCGTGACTTCTGGCAGTTCTGTTTGTATTACGACTCCGAGTTCTATGAGTCACGACCATTCCTAAAGGACATCGCAGTGGCGTTCCAAAAGGTCGAGGAGGGGACAATCAAATCGCTATCGGTGTCGATGCCTCCAAGAGCCGGAAAGAGTTACATCACTTCGCTTTTTTGCGCTTGGACTCTGGGACGCAATCCAGCCGAATCGGTGATGAGGAACACATGTACTGCAACGCTCTATCTCAAGTTCGCATACGATGTAAGAGCGATAATCAAGTCCGATAAGTACTCCACTTGTTTCACTGACGTTAGGCTTTCTGATGACAAAAAGAATCTGCAAGGCTGGAACACAAATCACTCCAAGCAAGTAGGTTACTTTGGCGCTGGCGTTGGGGGTACTATCATTGGCTTCGGAGCAACAAAGGTGGCTATTACCGATGACCTTTACCGAGGGATAGAGGATGCGCTCAGCGACACGACCAACGAGCGTATTCAACAATGGAAGCAATCGACTCACGATAGTCGCTTTGAATCTGGTTGCGCTCGTATCGACATCGGTACTCGCTGGTCAGTTCAAGATGTAATAGGGGTGGCGATGGAATCTGGCGTGTACGAGGAATCGTTAGTGGTATCTGCGCTCGATGACCAAGATAGATCGTTCTGCGAGGCAGTGATGACCACCGAGGAGTACCACGATAAGAGGCTCCGAACGGCTCGGGATATCTGGGTGGCTGAGTACATGCAATCTCCAGTGGATATGCAAGGTAGGTTATTCAACAACTTAAATATGGTTGATCCCACTGAACTGGACCGACTTATCGAGGCGCATGGACTTGAGGGTGCAATTGGTTATATCGATGTCGCTGACCAAGGCAAGGACTTCACGGCTCTGGCTATCTGTGCAATCATTGGGGGTAATGCCTACATCGTTGACTACCTCTACAATAGGGAGAACACTGACGTCACGCTTCCACTTTGCGCTGGCATGCTGAACAAATGGAAGGTATCGTACTGCAGAGTGGAATCTAACTCGATGGGAGCGATGTTTTCAAGGAATCTTCAGCGCCTCACTCCGAACACAAAACTTCTGCAAGTTCACAACACGACCAACAAGGACACAAGAATAATAATGCAGTCCGCATGGATCCAAATGCGCTTCAATTTTGTGGTCACTGAGAGCGCTGACCAACACCAATTTATCAGTTGTGTACTGGGTTATAGCAAGGAGGGTAAAAATAAAAATGACGATGCTCCAGATTGTTTAGCTGGACTTTCAATATTTGCGCAATCAATGTTTAAGAATTTATTGTGATTTAGAATTTTTTTTGTATTAATTTTGTTAAAATGAATGCGTATGAATCTTAACTTTTGGGAGAATTTCTTTGGTGTGAATATATCATCGGTTGACTCTGGTCGTTACATCGACCAAATGCAACGATTGTTTCCAACACAATCGCAAATCTGGGGTAAGAAGGACGCCGTATGGGTGGACACCACTGACATCTGGAGGTTGTTTATTGAGATTCCAGAACTCCGAGCCGTAATCAATAAGCGTGCGTCAATGATGGCTTCCAATAAACCATGCCTCTACAAAAATGAGGAGGAGGTAGAATCTCACTGGCTTCTGGACTTAATCAAAAAACCGAACGCAATTCAATCTTGGTCGGATGTTGTTTACACGATGTCAGTGCAAGATGCTCTTTACTCGAATACATTCTGTTACGCTCCAGTTAGGTCGATGAACATCCGCAACTTATTCGTTCCACTTCCAGCGAACAAAATCCGCATGAATCTATCTGGCAAGAAGTTGAAGCAGATGGACGCAAATGACCTCATTGAATCGTTTATCTTTAGGTACGATGATGAAACAACTGAGCGCATCGAGTGGAATGATATGATCTATCTGACGACTGACGATGGGATGAATCTGGTTAAGCCTACGAGCCGAATCGAAACGCTGAAATATCCACTATCCAACATCAAGGCTTCCTACCATAAGCGTAATGTATTACTCGAAAACATCGGAGCAATTGGAATCCTTTCGGCTCAACAAAATGATATGGGGGGTGCTATCCCAATGACTCCAGAAGAGAAAAATGAAATCCGTAGGGACTGGTATAATCGCCAAAAGGATGAGTTGATTATCACCGAGGCAAATGTGAACTGGCAACCAATGTCATATCCGACCAAAGACTTGATGCTCTTCGAGGAATTGACTGAGGATAAACTCGCCGTCATCGATGCTTTCGGAATGAATTATAATCTGTTTTCTTCCACCTCTGGTGCAACTTTCAGTAACGTAAAGGACTCTATTCGTATGGTGTATACGGACACAATCATTCCGGAAACTCAATCAATGTACGACTCGATTATTAAGCAGTTCGGACTGGACAAAGAGGGCTACACGCTCCACGCTGAGTTCGACCACTTACCGATTCTCCAGCACGACGAACTGGCTTCAGCCAATGTGATGAAGATTCGTACTGAGGCGATTGAAAAAATTATGAACATGAATGTAGGCTTAACTCCAGAGGAGGCTCGAGCGCTACTTGACTTATAAAATAAATGC